TTATGACATCACTGATCTGTCTGCTCCCAAGATGCTACAAATCCTTCCTACAGGTAAAGCACCTGAAGGACTCCTTGCTCTTGAAGAAGAAGGACTCTTTATTACATCTAATGAAAAGGATGCAGTAAATAGTCTCAGTATCTTCAAGTTCTAATGAAACTCAACAAATATCTGGGCAAGAATGCCCTAGCATTGGTTGTGATTGCCCAGTTATTTGTTATGATAGGTATGTTGAATCAAAAAGCAAAGTTTATTTGCACACCAAACCCAATGAGTGGACAACTTCACTGTTATGAAAAGTAAGTGGTTGGAAATTTCTTCATCCCAGTTGTGGTTGCTACCAGCAGCCCTTCTGGGAGTTCTTATTGCAATTGAATCTATACACCTTGATGCCCATCAAAAGATGGAAATAGATGTTCACGGATACTGTAAGAATAATGCAGAGTACCAAGAAAGTAAAAATTTTGGAGACGATGACTGGTGAAAAAGAAAGTCCAAAAAATGTTAGAATGGTTCTATGACGATTCTGACAGAGGAGAACAAAACATCTCTGAGTGTAAAACCATTTATGATCTTGTAGAACGACTTCAGTATCGTCTAGAAGATATGGAAAATGAGCATATGCAGTTAACCCGCGAAATTTCTAGATTGAATGGTAGACTAGATATGTTGGCGGAAAATTTACCTAATGAAGATTAATCTCTGGTATTCCAAGAGTATGGGTCAATGGCGTTGGACTCTCACTGATGAGAAAGATACAAAATGGATGGAAGCAGGGCAACGCCCAGTCCTACGTGACGCAATGGAAGATGTTGCCAAAACCGTGGAGTACATGTTAGAAGATAAATGATAAAAATTGCTATTGTTGGAGCAGGTAATGCTGGATGTATTACTGCTCTTCATTATCATAAGCATCTTAAAATAGATCATCAAATAGACATTTATCACAGTCCAAAACAGCATCCTATTGAAAGGGTTGGGCAAGGAACTGTCTTGCGTATTGCTGATTTAATATCAAAGTCTTTAGATATTAATTGGTATAATAACCCAATTGGAGCAACTAACAAGTCTGGTATATTATACGAAAACTGGGGAAAGAAAAACGAAAAGATATTTCACCATTTTAATTTGTCGGACATGTCAATACATTTTGTCCCACAGAAGTTATCTAAAGTTGTCTTGAACTCTGGGTATTTTAATCCTATAGAAAAGGAAATTAAAAATCCAGAACAAGAAATAGATGCCGATGTAATATTTGATTGTAGAGGAAGACATAATAGAAATAAGGAAGAGTATGAAACTCTTACTAATCCTTTAAATTCAGTTCTACTCTGTAAGAAATCTGGAAGAGATATTGATCTTCACTATACCAGATGTGTTGCTACTCCAAATGGTTGGACTTTTGTTATACCAAATCTTGATAGCGTCTCATACGGTTATCTCTACAATAATACAATAACTTCTAAGGAGGATGCTACTGCTGATTTCTTAAGTAGATTTGATCTTGATGAAGTTGATGGTGAAATGGTTTTTGAAAACTATATGGCGAAAAACTTTTATAACGGAAGTAGGACAATCTATCAGGGAAATATGTATGGATTTATAGAACCTCTTGAAGCAACTTCTTTAGGTTTGTATGAAGATATATGCCGACAATCTTGGGATGGTATATTTGGTGAAAATGATTGGAGATCTTGCAATGAAAATGTTAGAACTCAAATGAAACAACTTCAAAATATTATATTATGGCACTATCAATATGGATCAAAATATGATACTGAGTTTTGGGAATATGCAAAATCACTTCCATTTAAACCTGATGAAAAATTTAAAAGAATGGTTGATGATCCAAATGGTAATGAAAAGTATGGTCAATGGAAAAATTGGAACTTTGATAATTGGAGGGTTGGCGTAGAATAAAATCTATGATATAATAATATCATTGGGCGATTAACTCAGCGGTAGAGTGGCTCCTTTACACGGAGTAGGTCGGGGGTTCGAATCCCTCATCGCCCATAAATAAAAAGAAAAACAATGACCAGGTATACTTGGAGGATAGATCATTTAAGAAAGTATTCTTCACTTGGTGAGCACAGTGATATTGTTTATGAAGTAGGATATACTTGCTATGGAGAAAATCGTCATGGTACTATAAGGACCAATTATAGTATAGGTGGAAAACTAACTCTTTCTACTGATAATCTTTCAAATCCAATCACTTATGATGATCTAACAGAAGAAATCGTTCTGGGTTGGTTAAGTTCAATAAAAACTGATACTGAGAACTTGGTAGAAGCAGAGATAACTGGTAATGACGAAACTTATATTAGAAATTTGCCCTGGCGTTCATAAATAGGAAGAAAAAAGTGGATACTCATTTTATTTGGAGAATCGATTATCTGAAGAAGTATCGTTCTTTTGATAACTCAATCACAACTTATAATGATATTGTATATCATGTTGGGTATACTTGTACTGGTATAAACACATCTGGTATTCTTACAACTCAGAGTTCACGCGGTGCTAATATTGGACTAAACACTTCTCGTGTTGGACTTGAGGAAGTTCCTGTTTCTTATAGTAATATCACCGAAGATTTGGTAATTCAATGGGTAAAGGATATTGATACCAAGATAGAATCATCGATTGATAGTGATATTATGGGTGGTGATGATACCATCATTGAAATAATGCCTTGGGATTGATAAATAGATGTGGAAAGACTTCTGTGAAAGAAGGAACACATTATAAAAATGGACACTATAAAGGTAAGATGCCGCTCCTGTGGTAAGGAGTTGATTGGGCATCCAAGCAAGGCAGTCTCTTGTGGTTGTGCTAATATGACTACTATTCGTGGAGACAAAATTTCTGCAGTTGACCTATCACAGGTCATTATGTTAAACTCTTATACAAGTAAGAAAGAAAATGTTCTTACTCAAGAGGATATTCGTTGGCAAGAAGAACGAAGACAACGCAAAGTTCGTAAACTGAACTTTGAAGTTCGCTAGGAAAAGTGGTCGAGTGGTTGATGGCACTGGTCTTGAAAACCAGCGATGTGAGAGCATCCGTGGGTTCGAATCCCACCTTTTCCGTTAGGAAATCAACACATTAATGCAAGGTTAAAGATACTTACTATAATAGCTAGTAAGTATTTCAAACATAAAGAAAAATGGACAAAACATCCTACGACAATTGGGTGAGAGTCAAAGAAGCTTTAGAAGCATCAGGAAATACAGACAATTTTTATTATCGACGAGCTTGTGCTATAGTTTCGGGTGGACCTGACCCGATGGACAACTTACCTAATGTCTCACAGGATGGATGAAATCAAACCAGCTCACTACGTCACTCATGAAGAGTGTCAGGAGATGATTGCTGATGCAATACGCAGACACAATCGTAATGCTTCAATTATTTCAATGTGCGTTGGTTGGGTTGTTCTTGCACTTTTTGCTGAGGGTTTACTTCGACTCATCGGCGTAATTGATCCAATTTTTCCATGGTTAAACATCACACTACAATCTTAAATGGAAGAAAACGAGAAGAGGGAGTTCTATAAAGGACTCAACGAGCGTATCAAACAACTTAGAATGGAACATCTATTTGAAGAACCATGTCCTTTGTATGAGGATGATGACGATCGTTGAACTTATTCACTTCTTTGAATATGTTCTCTATATTTACGTTGCCTGGTTGAGTGGTGTGTTACTTGGTTATATCTTAGGTGTTAGAAGCGGAGGCGACTAATGCGAAAATTAAATACAGTTACTTTAAATATCACAGTTGCTATCTTAGACTTCCTGTATCAAGGTCGTCACTTTCAGAGATTCTGGGTACTTGAGGAGATAGCAAGGGCACCATACTTTGCTTTTTTAAGTGTGCTTCACTTGCGTGAATCATTAGGTTTGCGTGGGCAGTGGCACATTTATTTGATGAAACAGCACTTTGAGCAATCAGTCAATGAAACAGAACATCTGGAGATCATGGAATCTAGGGGCGGTAATGCTTATTGGATTGATCGCTTTTTTGCCAGACACCTCGTACTTGTCTATTATTGGATCAACGTGGTTTATTATTGGGTATCTCCTCGCGCTGCTTACCATCTCT